GGAAGATATTAAAAGAGGTAACTGGCAGAGGGGTATAGAGCAGTTTTTGCCCACAGGAGTTACAAATGTCTTGAGAGTACTACCTTATGGGCGTTTATACGAAGACAGAGGGTACTACACCCGAGGCTATAACGGAGAAAGTGGGCAAGTAATATCCGGCAACCTTACTGGGAAGGACTTGCTAATGTCTGGCTTAGGGTTTCCTCCTTTAGAGTACGCCTTGCAATCGGAATCGAATTCTCGTAAGAAGAACTTAGACATAGGTATAAACGCGAGGAGAAAAGAATTATTAGCAGCTCACACCGGATCGTATATAAACAGTGACACCAATGGTATGCAGGAGGCTATGACACGTATAGAGGAATTTAATAAGGATCATCCCTTTGTGGTAATAGAGCAATCCACCATTTTTGCTAGTATAGAATCGGCGCAAAAAAGAGCACTAGAAAGTGATTCGGGAGTAAATATTGATCCTAGACTTAGGGAACGGTTACGAGCGACAGAGTCCTTAGGTGGCCCCATACCAAAATAAAAAACCCCCTGTCGCCTCGGAAACGAGCAGGGGGTTGAGGGGGTACAACCGAAGTGGGTCAGGGGAATGTCCCACTACGTCCCACATAGTATCATATAGTCCGCCAGATACGTATACCTAATCTGCCATTTTCTATAGCTATCTTTGCCTTAACTTGCCATTGCTTACGGTTAAGCACCTTTACAACTTGTTCTTTCGCTGCCTGTGTGTTGATGCATGGTATAAAGACTGACGCTCCTACATGCATAGCGTCCCAGTTTGTTACGATTTTTATTCCGTCGGGCGATAAATCATCTACTAGTAACACGTTACTGTGTACTCACATCCAGCTTAGAGCAGTCCACAAATAGTACATGCGATAAGCCTAGCCTAATCGACGTACCCTTACTGAGTCTGATCTTAGTAGTCTTCGCCTCAAAATCATCTTTCAGTTCCTGCATAAACGACCCATAATTTATCTGCTGCTGCCCACACCACTTTTTCAGCGGCTTAGGTAGCAAATACGCGTGCTTTAGATCAGTCTCATACCTTCCGATCAATCTTACTTTCGGGTCTAGTTCGGGGATGACTAAATCGTCCATGCCATTACCCTGATTCTTGCGTAAGTCGTCAGTGCTTTTGATTTTAAGTATGCTACCCCAATGCTCGTGTATATAGTCGTTGAGTGTGTCTCCCGCAGAAGAACTCATATCGGCCACAGCATTCATATTCTCACGTAGTAGCTTAATAATGTACTTAAACAGCTTATTAGTATCGTAGTTAACTAGCCCTATCTTCTTAGCTACAAGCACTCCTGTAAGGTTATTTGCCGCACCTGCTGACCAGAATCGGTTTTCCGCTGTAAGCCCCGCCGCTTCATCTATTTTGGCTTGCACTGAGTCGCGTAGTTTCTTTACTTCTTCTAAGTTACTCATAACGTACTGTATGTAAACCGTTCCGGCGTGGCCGTATATACTCACCGCGTTTTGCGCGTGGGCATCGGTAATACTCTTGGTACCCGCTTCCTTAAACAGTTTAACTGCCTTAGTCTCAAGCATACGCTGCGCTTCGGCCTTCGGCCCGTTCTTGTACATACTTATCTTTTCTATAATACTAGTATTGCCCGTGGTGACAGCTAACAGGCTCCAAGGCTTACCCCGTGCCCGTTCTGTATTTGCTCCACCACCTGTCATACGGTTTCTCTGCTTACCCCCAGACAGTTGATACACCATGTCTGATAGGTCATCGCCTTTAGCGTTGGTCATCTCATCAATGTACAGTGGTAAGTTATGGTATACCTCTCCACGTAACATTCTGGAGTTCTGCGTATCGTTCTTATCAAGCACTAACTCTTCGGGTTTGCCCCATACGGACGCTCCTACGTACATAGCGGTAGTCTTACCAAGGCCACTCTCTTTACTATGCACGTGGAACCCCGAACAAGCTATAGGACTAAGTGCCATAAGGGGTGATCCGAATGCAGATGCAACCATATACTGGTGCAGTTCAAATCCATCACGGTCATAGAAATTAGCCATGTCGATCCACTCTTGCAGAGTACCCTTGGGTTCAAATGCATGAAACAACCCCACTGTGGGGGTAGAGGGAGGATTGGCCTTTATACTATCCGCGAATATTTCTTGGTTACCTACTACAAACGATGTATAGGAATCGTCAGTCCATCCAAATTGCCTACGCGCCTCCGATGCAATGCTAGTAGCTTGTAACTCGTTTACCCATGTTGTCATGTAAGCCATAAGTTCATCCATTCTTGAGACAGCCACACCATTCATGGACATCTGCTTTCGTAATTCTTCTTTAGAAGTAACAGAGGTAAGTGGAATAGTAAACTCTCTTACCCCATCTTTAGGTAGGTGCAGCCTAACCACTACAGCCTCACCCATCTCTACATCTTGTATGCGCTTAACTACGTATAGGTCATTGTGATATACAACCTTCTCGTCGGGATCGCCCTCTGCGTTAGTAGTACGCATATACACCCCACCATTTGTACCCCTAAAGAAGGGCCTAGGGTACGCCGGAATAACATAGGTGGTAGTTGGAGCGTTCGGTAGGTCTAGTGCTGGCACTTCCACTACATTGTCTTCTTCGGTTGCTTCCATCACGCTACTGCCTAGAACTATGGGGGACTTTATCTTACCCCAGTTGGGGCAGTTTGGGCACACGTCAGGGTTAAACTCGTCAAAAGACGTACACTTATATGGCCCTTTAATAAGTTCCATCTTGTCCCGTGTGTCTTCTGGAGTGTAGCCCTCATGCTTTTTAGATATGTTATGTGCTGCCGATTCAGAGTCTACGCAGAACTTGGCTATAGACAACCCTGCCCTCCACATAGGTTCACTGCAAGTCTCTTGGTCTTTCCATATAGTCTTTAGCTGGTCGCAGCCAGTACCGTTTATGGTCTTAATTATAATGTCTTTAAACTTATTCTGCCTGTTACCCAGCAGCGCATCCATGACCGCGTTACTCCCAGAGGGGATCATCTTCTTAGGGACTGGTATCAACCCACCCCCAAGTAACGCAGAAAACTTGTCGAAGTCTACGTCATCAGGATGGTCATCCGCGAGAAACTCTACGGGGGAAGGAGGGGTAGTCTTATAGTTATGTGTAGTAGGTACGCGCAGTACCCTAGCAGCATCGGCGGTGACAGCGGGGTCAGCCAATAGCCCGTGTTCAGCACATAACTTCTTTAGACGCTCCGCTACAGGTAGCCAGTCATCTAACCCTACTGGCTCAGAAAGAAACCAATATGCGTGAATGCCCCGCCCAGAGTTAACTAACTTAGGTTTTGGTAGCGATAACGTCTTACAGAACCCCTGTAATGCTACTAGGGCTTCATCTTGACTTGGGTAGTCCTTAGTCTCGCCACAATCTAAGTCTAGAAAGAAAGACTTTAGTTGTTTCACGTTAGGAACTTTACGTGAGTTGTTCTCTTCAAACGTGGCTAGCGCAAAGTAAGCATCGTATCCCTTACTGTCTAAGTCACGTGCGGCATCTGCCATATCCCCTACGGAAGTGTAGAACTTTTGTATCCGTCTGTCGTCTTTAGTGCGAAACGAAAACAGACAGTAATATCCTTCACTCCCCAGTGTCCGCCTTAAAAAATCTTCTGTGTTCATAATGTATACCTAATTCCGAGAGGCATCGTAGCAGGGGCGCTTGCACGCCCTTTTCGGAAATATTCCTAGCTACAGTTAAGGTGTTACAGGGACAGTATCAGTCGTCCCAGTCGGCTACTATGTCAGCCAGCGCATCATCAGATGCTTTTGGTGCGGGAGCCTTCTTCTTAACTACTTTTTTAGGCTCTTCGACTTTTGCAGTTTCATCACCCCCAAACAGTTCGTCGGTAACTACTTCCGCTGGTGCGGCGGGTGCAGTGGGGGGCACTACTTCAAATGGGTTATCTTCTGCGGAGAACTGAAACCCTCCTTCGACAGCGCCAAACGGAGATGCAGCTTCCATAGGTACGTACTTGATTACCTGTACGGCACGTATTCTAAGGGATACCCCTGCCTCACGCATGTTATAGGGAGTAAACGTAACTGCCACGTTGACAGTACTACCCGTGGTAAGCATGAAGTCGGCTGGTAGTTTAACGCCTTTACTATCATACTGTACAGGTTTAAACGTAGCATCTTTACCGTACGCCCCTTTTAGGGATGCTTTATGAGAATACGATCCGTCTTCTTCTTTCTTGAAGGGCATATCAAACTTGTCAGGCCATCCTTTTTCTTTCTTAGATTCGTATGCTGCAACCATCTCTACAAAGAGAGCCTTAGCTTGGTCTTTAGTCATGCGGAAACGTGTCTCGTACTTAGCGCCTTCGTCAAACGCGTCACACGGAACCGTGCGGTTTTCTGCGTTGTCGAACTTGTAAGTCTTATTGATACGAGGCCATAGGGCTTCTACGTTGTTGATAAGGTATTGATTATTTGTAGCCATGTTTATAAATCCTAGTAAATTAATTTGCGTTTAACTCAAAACCTTCCACTACCGAGAATGGAGACACAGGTTCACTTGTTACAGGTACTGACATAGTGATTGCTTGTAACGTATCTTCGTGGTCAATCATAGTAGATACAATTTCAAGCGTGTCTTTATCTAAGCGGTCTACTGGCTTAAAGCAAAGTTTTGGTACAACACTATCACTAACAAAAGAAACTTGAGTAGTAATAGTAACTACAGGTGTATCATGTTTAGCTAACAGTCGTGCATAGTTCTGCATCCCCATGTCCCCCTTGGCAGCACTGCCGAATATAGACGTGGCAGGTATTTGTAATTGATACACTTCTTCGGGCTTATCCCGAAATACAACTGCTAGTCGTTGTGAGAACCGACAAGCCCTACCCCCATACTGACCAGAACCTCTAATGTTTTGAGGACAGTCCATGCAACGCGTAGCTTGCCGTTGCTCTTGAGGTACATCTACTGATGGTACTTGTGTGTCGGAAGACCAACACGTAGGTACCGCAACCCTGTTAGGGTCATACGCATCGCCAAAATAAGCGCGAGATACTGAAGCGGCGTTTACTATAACCACATCCATAGTACTTGAATCTAGAGTAACTTCTTTGCCGTCAGCGATAACATTAAACTTGCTATCACGTATGCTGATTCGGCGTAGTCGATTACTACTCATCAAGCGTCATCATCTAAATCTAACTCTAGCTGCTCATACATCATATCGCCTTGCGGGGCTTGTTCCCCCACCGATACAGGTTTACCTAGAAGTTCTGCTTCTAACTCCGGTAACTTGAAACGGTAAGTGGAGCCTACTTTTATATAAGTATCGCTAGGGATTTTGTTGGTACGTATCCACGCACGGACAGTAGATATAGACACTGCAAAGTGGTTTGCTACGTTTTCAATTGGTACGAATGCTGCCATTACTTCCTCCTTACTGAGACTACATACTCTGAGTCTACGTTAAGACCTTTAGGTACAAGGTCAGGGTTTTCCTCTAAAAAATCCTTCATGTTCTTCTGATTAAGTCGTTTGTCTAGCAACTCTGGAACTTCATGCTCTAAAACAAATTCATGCATGTTGCTCCAATCGCTAGTCCAGTACCTAGTCTTGGCAGACCTATAAAACAATCCGGCTGAAGTTTTTACACTATCTACTCCCTGCTCCTTACAGTATCCCAACAGGGCTTTCTTAACCTTGTCTAACTGCTCAGTTAGTTTGTCGTCCTTCTCTTTAAATACCGTCGAAAGCTCCGTACGTTTATCCTTTATCTTTAGATAAACCTGAGTTAACTGCTCTGCGGTAGGCTTGCTATCACTCATTACGCTCTCCTTTTGTTAAGGGACGTTCACTTTAGTAGCTTATTATTAGCTAGTCAAGTATTTCTTTGTAAAGATCAATCATCTTTGTGTGTATGTCTATTCTGTTATCTAGTAATGCGTAAACACGTTTCTCGGCGTGTGAACCTTGTAGCTGCACGACGGTACATTTGTGGTCTTGCCCTGACCTGTGTACACGAGCGTTGGCCTGAGCGTATGTCTCTAGGGAACTTGTAGGTGCCCACCATACCACTGTGTTTGCCGCAGTAAGAGTTACACCATGCGCCGCTGATTGAGGTTGTATTACTAATACGCGGGGGTCATCGTTCTCTTGGAACCGTTTAAATATCTCCGTGCGTTTACCAGCAGGTACGTCCCCTCGTATTACTTCTGTGGGTATGCCGTCCGCCCGTAACTTACTAGTCAGTAAATCAATGGTGTGCTTGAAGGGGACAAAGACTAATACTTTCTTACTAGACTCATCAATAACTTCTCGCAATACTTTATACCGTGGGGATATATCGAACTCTATCGCATCGCCCGTGTCGGTATACACTGCTCCCGCTGATATTTGTAGCAACTTGTTCATGTTAACCGCCGCGTTAGCCGCTGTTATCTGCTCCCCTGCCGCTTGCATGACCATCTTATTCTTTAGTTCTTTGTAGTATTTCAATTGCTGGCGTGTAAGGGGTACCTCCCTATTGACGTACACCATAGGCGGTAAGTCTAGACACTCATCTTTGGTAAACCTTATGGCAGGTTGCAGTACCCTATGCACTGTTGTCGTGGCGTCTTCTTTAGGTGTCCACTTAAAGTTAGTTATCTTCCGCATTACTTGATCACGGAAAGACCCGAAGAACCTAGGCACTCCATTAGGGTTAACTAGTTTAGCTATACCATACGCATCCGTAGGGCTTTGTGCCGCAGGTGTACCTGTCATCATCCAAAGCCACGTGCTTGGCCCCACTAACTTGTTCAAGGTCTTCCATCGTTTGGTCTGTGGGTTCTTATAGTGAGTAGCCTCGTCAACAATGATTAAGTCGAACCCTCCATTGGCTACCGCGTCAGCCACAATCTCTACCCCGTCATAATTTATTATCACGTACTCAGCGTCACCTTCTATTATCTTAGCGCGTTTAGCCTTGGCCCCATACGCAACGTCTACCTTACGGTGCATAGCGAAACTAAATAAGTCATTCCTCCATGCGGAATCCATAATAGACAGAGGGCATATAACTAGTACTCTTCGTATTGCCCCCTGCTTCATCAAGTAATCAGAAGCCCATATAGCACTGGCTGTCTTGCCTGTACCCTGCTCGTTAAAGCAGAATGCCTTGCGGTTAAGAGTAAAGAAACTAGCAGTGGTCTTTTGGTGGTCAAACGGGGTGTACTTGCCCGTCCACTTGTACTTAGATTCTATGGGGGAGGGGGCGTTTATGTTCATGTTACGTAGAACTTGTGTTTCTTCTAGCCCCCAGTTAACAAGTACTTGGTTGTTCGGCAGTTCTCTGCTCTTTGGTATTACTGCTGTAACCTTTGCGGGGTTACGTAACGTAAGTAATAACGCCTTACCATCTACTATCTTCATTTGTTGCTCCGATGCGAAATAGCATGAAGTGGGTGTCCACGTCACACTGAAATATAATTACTTGTTAACACGTTAAGGTGATAACACCTACATATTCTGTTAATGGGTAGACTGAATAACTGAATAACTGTACAGCCCAGTCAGGTCGGGGCTTTGCTACCTACGTAACAAAAATGTCTCCGCCATACCGTTTTAGTAGCCCTGCTTCGTCCACAGATAGGGCTAGGTCTGCATTATGTAGGGACTAGATATGTTCTCACTAGCCCGTTAGACTGCTCGATTTTATGACGCTGATTCTAATGCCTAAAGGAGTGGCACGCCATCATTTAAAGACGCATCAAGCACGCGTCACACACACACACACACACCACAAATTATTTATCTAGGCTTTTTACTGCCTTTTCTTTGGTAGTTACGGCTACGGTTAGTAGAACTATCCTCTACTGTAACACCATCTTTATTGCTACCGCCTCTACTTAGTGCCTTGTTGTGACTAACGTCTTTACCTTCACGCTTATCGGCTTTGCCGTTGTTGTTATCATCTTTACCTTTCTTATCCATAGCACGCCTAGCGCGTTGCCGCTCCATACGAGCTTCGTG